GCCTGGGATTGCCAAGGCAGACGCAATATCAGTAGCGGTACGACCGACAGTCAGATCCCGGATCTGGTTGCTCAGCGTTCCACGCTCCTGTTCCAGCATGCCGTTCAGCTCAGCTTCGCGGCGGGTGTACTTTTCGGACCAGGACTTTTCGAGCTCTTCGACGTTGCCGGACTTGCGGGCAGCTTCTTCGCGCTCCAGTCGAGCCTGATCCTCGGCATCTTTGCGGGCCTTCTCGGCAGCTTTCTTCTCGCCGAGCAGTTCTTCAACCTTGGACTTCAGGCCCGAAACGTCTTCGTGTTGTGGCAGACCTTCAATGCCGAGTACGAACTTGCCGTCCTTCTCGGTGTAAAGAGCGCGCACGGCTTCGTCGACACCATCCAGGCTGTCCAGTTGGAATTTCAGCATTATTTTGTCTCCCAGAGACGTTGGTGCAGGCCCTGCCTGCTTGAGAAATTACTTAATGATTTAAAAGCTCATGCCGATGCTCTTGGCGAATTCAAATAACGAGAGGGCCTTAAATTGAGATTTCCTCGCTGTAAACAAAATCTGAGCGCAGCAAAGCAAGAAGCAAGGGCTGGATGGGGGCCATTGGCGACAGCGGTAGTCGGAGCAATCGGCCTTGTAGCAGGAGCTATGATTTCGTCTTATGTAAGCTACAAATCTTCTGAGCATTTACAGGCGCAGAGCTGCATTAAGCGACTTGACGATCAAGAGAAGCTCATACGAGAAAAAGCTGAGATTATGCTCGGAGATCTTGGGTACTACATTGGAGAGACAGCAAAGTCAGGAGCATCGTTGTCCGATATGGCCAATGCATCCCAGAAAGTTATTTCCTCCTCGTTTAAACTCACAGCGTATACACCCATAGAATTATCCGCCGAAGCGGTAAATCTCGCGGGAGTCATAAACTTGGCAATGAGCGTTGAAAGCAAAGCAGATCGAGACAAGGCGGTTGCGCGAGGAAGCACTGCTCTACGTGAGTGGCCTGATCGATACTCAGCCTTAATGCAAGACTTCCAAGCCCAAAGATCAAACTGCCTCTAGTTTCAGGTTAGTAGACTTGCCCGCTCGAACGCCAGAGGCTCTAGGGCACGCATCTGCACCAGTGTCAGTGGCTTGAAGTTACGATCAAGCTGCAGCTCTGAGAATCGCTCGATGCTCAGGCCGCCTTCGCGGAACAACTTGGCGCGGACCGGGCCGATAGCCTTGTCCTGAAACGCGGCCGGCTGTTGCTTGAGCCAGTCGTAATAGCTGAGGTCTGCCCTCACCTGCTGGGCGCCGCTGTCGCCGATAGATGCCCGCGTGGCGTCCTTGGCAAACAGAGCGCTGAAGCGAGTCACCGCGACAATTGTCGATCGGCAGTTAATATGGATCGGTGGCCTTGGTCCCTCGGTCAGCTTGAACCGGCGCTTATCAAGCGTTCGGCATTGACTGGTCGTCTTCGTGTCCAGCGTGCTGACCCACTCCACTGCCTGCACAACGTCGGAGTTCTCTTTCAGCGTCTCCATGCGAGCTTGGGTGGCAACGTGCTGCACCGCGGTTCGTATCACGGCGCCGGCGTTTCGGTTGGTTGTGACCAGGATGCCGTCGTTGTATTGGAGCGCCTTGGTCCCTCGGATGTTCTTGATGATCTGGAAGTTAGTTTGACCTTCGAAGAAGCCCTGCCGGATCGCGCCAGTGAGGCGTTGTCGCTCAGTGGCGGTGAAGCCATCGATAAAGGTCTTGAGCAGCTTGCCGCCATCTGCGCCGCGCACGCTGAGCGGGTTGCCGAGGATGGCCGCCCTGATTCCAGTAGCGCCAGGCACTGCCGCATCAAACGAGACACCCACCGGCGCCGCACGGGTCAGACTGGTCGCTTCGAACTCGGCCTCGTAGTTCGCAATGTCGATCAGGTCGAGGCTCAGCTTGTCGCTGTAGCGGTTGAAGATGCCCAGCAGCAGGCTATCGACTTCGCTCAGCAATCGCTCCAGCCGAGCAACGGTGTAATCCGTCAGATCGGTCCGAGTCAGTCGCTCACGAATCGAGCGGTCAATCTCCTTGAGGAAAGGCCCGAACTTGGCGACCTCCCCCGACTTCAGTTGCTCGAGGAAAACGGCGTGGCGAATCGTGGCATCAAGGATTGCTTGGTTTGCCGCCATTCGGGATTACCTCGGTGTCGTCCAGGGCAGGCCCAGGGCTTTCTGTTTCCAGCTCGTCGCGGATCTGGTCGTCGGTCTTCTCGGGATCGATAACCCCGCGATCGCGCAGGTACTGCCAGAAGTCGCCCGCCGGCAACTTGCCGCCCTGCACTGCATTGAACAGTGCGGATAGGATCGTTGCGTCCAGGGTGATCTGGCTGAAGTCCTGATTGAGTTTGTAGAGGGTTTCGCCGGGAGCGTTCACGAACTCGGCCATCCAGACCAAGCATTGGCTGTAGGCCTCGCTGACGTTGCTCACGACCAGCGAAAGCACGCTGTGTTCCGCGGCGCTGTCGTTGTCGGCCTGGGTCGCGGTCTTCACCGCGCTGCCTCGCTCAATCAGTCGGGCGCCGAGCGACACCATGTCCTCTTTCTTGCTGTCCATGGCTTCTTTGGCCACCGTGTTGGGCTGGGCCTGCCAGACGCCGCAGGTGCCACTGACCGGAAGCAGCCAGGGGGCACGGGAGCCGAGGAAGATGCCGCCCTTCTCCATGTGGTCGCGCCACTGCTCATCCAACCCTGCCATCCACGGCTGAGGTTGGCCCACCAGGTAGGCCGCCTCTTCGTAGTCCGCACTGTTTCGGTAATGGCCGATGTTGACTTCAGCCATGTCGTACAGCGGTGAGTCGTCGATGCTGGTGTCGTTGTTCTCGCTGCCAAGGAATTGGAACGGGATCACGCGCCACGGTTGGCCGAGGCCATTCAGCGGCGTGAAGGGCGCGATGATCATTGCCGCCTGGCTCGATCCCTCTTCCCACACCTCCTGCGTGTAGACGCCGGCGGCATCTAGGCGCAGCACCCGGTATTGAACAACCTGCTCGCTGCCAAACCCGTCGTCAGTGTCGACATCCACCGTCTCGCGCAGCACGACCAAACTCAGCAGATGCTGGCCGCCGACTTGGCGAGTTTTCCAATTGATGATCGCCTCGGCCGGGTAGCTGGCGATGTTCGCCCGGGCCCGACCTGCTTGTTCGTCTGCCTTGCTCACCGAGCCAGCTACGACAGCCGCGTAATCCACCAGCAGCCCGTGACGGCCGACTTCGAGCAGATGCCCGATGACCGATTGCGACTGCTGGTAGATGCTCACGCCCTGCCCATCGATATCCTTCGACACGTAGTCGAGGGCGCCGGGAACGGTCAGCGTCGGCCAGGTGCGGAACACAGCACCCACCAGACTGTGTTTCGTCCGGCCCGTTGCGTTGTAGAACACGGCGCGCTTCTTGTACGCGTCGTAGCGAGCCTTGTTGTCCTGGCTTTCGTCAGAGGCGTTCGGCCGAGGCAGATACGTATCGCCAGCAGCCTTAATGGTTTCCGAACCCTTGCAGACGTCGCGCACCAAGCGCCAGCGGTATCGCGCCGCTGTGTACTCGGGGCGGGTAAAAGTGACGTCCGTCATCGGGCGACTCCCATTTTCATTGAGGTGACCGGTTTAACGATCGGATACTCGCGGTGAATGAAGTAACCGCCGCCGTCGTTGGCGTGGTCATTGCCTTGGCTCTTGTCCGGCTCACCGTTGGGCGCCCAGATCTGTTGTTCAAGGCCGTCGGCATAGGTCGGACATGTGAATGGGTTGACCAGGTAGCGCCGTTCACCCTGTGCATTGCAGAACATGGCGTTCATGGCGTTGATCCGATCCTTCACTGGCGGGTTGGCCGCCGGAGCGATGACCGCAAAGCCTGCCTGTTTGAGCATGGCGATATCGGTGACGCTGGCGTTGACCGACTTGCGGGAATCACCGGAGGCATCTGGGTAGATTCGGATTTCGCAGGTCTTCTCAAAGTCGTTGCCGTTGTGGCGCCAGTAGCGCTCCTTGATGCGACGGATCATGTCCGGCGTGTCGTAGCCATCCATCAGCTCATCGACCGCGCGGGGAAGACCCTGCTCCCGTTTGACGTGCGTGATCGCCGCCATCTTGCCAACGTTGAAGTCCATGCCGATGAATAGAGGCTCACCCGGCTGCACAGTGTCGAAGCACTGATTCAGCTTGCGGTCGTACGTGTGGTAGATCGAGCCGGATGTCAGGTTGACGAACTGGCCGTTCAGATAAGCGAGGATCAGCTGCGGCGGATACGACTCCATCAACGATTCGATGTAGTCGCTTGGCAGGTTCAGTTCGTTGTCGAACGTGCTCGCCTGCACCAGGCCGTACATCTCATTCAGCTTCGGCTTATCGCGGAGCTGCTTCACGAACTGCAAGAAGACGAACTTGAAGCCTTCCGGCGTCGTGGTTACGTCAACACCGTTCTTCAGCCCGGGCAGGTTGTAACGCATTCGGGCAATGATCTTGCGCCAGGCCTGCTGAGCCTTGATCGACGTCAGCACGTCCAGTTCATCGACCAGGGCGTGGCCAATCTTGAAACCAACAATCGTCTGCGGCTTCTCCATCGACCGGCAAATGACAGTGCCGCGATACTGCCGGCCGCTGTAAATATGAACTTCGTGGTTCGCCTGATTGATCTTGGTCTTCAGCCCCCAGTCAAAGGCCACCTCTTCCACCGTCGGATAGAAGATGTCCCGGATCTGCGGGTAAGTCGGTGCGAAGTAGCCAGCGTTGACGCCGGGCCACTCCATGAAGTGTTTGCACAGCGCAGAGCATCCCACCCAGGTCTTTCCTGAGCCGAACCCTGCAACGAATGCGCGGAATTTATGGGGCAGCGTGAGGAAGTGAGCCTGCGGAACATTAAGGCTCGGCATTCGGCTTCCTCGCGTCCACCACGTCCACTTGAATGCGAGTCGGGATTGCCGGCTCGTCGTCAGGCTCGTCCTTCCGGTGCCGATTGACGTACATGTCGCCGGTTTCTTTCGCGGCCTGTTCCAGAATCTGCATGGCCAAGCCGATGTTCTTCATCGTCTCAGCCCTTTCCACGAAACGGTTCATGGCGCGGAGGCGGAACGCGCGGTTGGCGATCGGAATATCAGCTGTCTCTTCGCGAAATCGCTTGCGGGTGTCCTCGAACATTGTCACCCAGCGTTTTGCCAGGCACTTCCCCGAGGTCTTCGTGGGGTCGTGTGTTTCAACCTGCTGGCGGGTGATCGACACCCCATATTCTTTCTGGACAGCCTCAACAACCTGTGACGGCGTGTCGAAGCACGCCAGGGCCTGAACGATAAAGGCCTTCACGTCATTTTGAAGGGCAGCCATAAATTCTCATCCGTCCAATGCCTGTCCAGAATCAGGCCGACTTGAGCAGACAGGTTCCGCAGGCCCTCGATATGTTCAATTTCCCCACCTCAGCAGGACTGTTTGCGGCATCCACCAACGCTTGAACGTCAGGGCTTGCACCGTAGCGGCGGACAACACCGACGAACTCTTCGACGTCGTGGCCCTGCAGCTTGATCTTCGGTGCACCGTCTTGGGTGAATGCTGGTTGACCGTACTTGTCGGTCGCGTGAGCCAGGTGATACAGCTCGTGCTCGATCAGGGCGCAGAACTCAAGGTCGCTACACTGTGAGCAGTAATCGGCAGCCAGGGTGATGATGAAAGCCGGCACATCGCCGAACCAATCACGCATCTGTTGTTCCATCCGGGCTTTCTGCCAACCACCAGCGCGGAACGCGACTTGCTCGGCCTGACCCAAGACTGTTCGGCCTTGTTTTTCGAAGTGTGAAGACGCCCACATGATCCGGATGTCTGCA